GACGTTGAACGGTTACGTCATCAAGGTTTCCCAGTTGCAATTCATACTTGCCATCTTCAGAGAACGCAGTGTTTTTCTTTGTCATCTGATGAGCAAAAAAGAGTTGCCCTTGAACTTTGATGTATTTCGCTTTTTCCATGTTGTTTCCTTTTCTAAGGAGTTAAAGAACCATTATTATACACTAAGTTTTCAATTAGTGCAAGGGGGATGAATCGGTTGTGTCGTACAATTTACTGTACGCATTGATTAGCATGTCTAATACTAAAGTACCCTCTGAGTGAGGTGAGTGCCATAGAATTAACCTATTATTCTTACATCCTATCACAACCAAGTCGTCACATTCAAGAAACTTCTCTGCCAAGTCGTCAATGTCCATTAGTGGGTGTCCTTCCAAGTCTTACCAATTTTGTATTCGCCATCCAATGGACAACGTAGCTTAAACAACACACCAGCAGTTCTGATAGCCACCACTGCTTGTTGACCAACAATGTTCGCATAGGGTGCTGGTGTCTCAATCTGCCATTCATCATGCACGTTGGCGCAAATACCAAAGGGAATGTTTAACCTGTTCAGGTCACGCCACAAAACGCACAACGCCTTCTTCATCACTAGCGCACCAGCACTTTGGAGTAGAGTGTTAAGGGCAGCATGTTGACTTCGCACCCAAACTTTTCTACCATCCAGCCCCTGTATCCAACCTTTACTTGCCTTCTCTTTAACGTCACTCTGTAGACGAGCGAGGGCGGGTGTTTGGGATAGAAAACGCTCCTTAATTGCTTGTCCCTTACGAGCACTACCACCGATAATCGACCCAATTTTTGCGTCCCCCGCGCCATACAAGAAAGCATAGATGAATGTTTTCGCTTTAGGTCTGTCAGGGAGTCCTGCCGCTTCTTGGTTCTTCGTGTGTATGTCCCCATTGAGTATTTCATTGGTGTACTCCTCATCGTTCATGTAGTGTGCCAACATACGCAACTCAAGCCCTGATGCGTCTGCACCAACCAGCACCCAGTCTTCCTTTGCACTGAAGCATTCCCTGCACTCTGCGCCGTACTGACTGCTAACACTGGGCACTTGCGCCATGTTAGGCTTGAAGTGTGTCATACGTCCTGTAACGGCTCCGTTGGTGTTAACGCGTCCGTGTATCTTTCCATCCTCTTGCACTTCTTCAAACCACCCTTTGAGCAGTCCAATGCGCTTTTGGATGAGCAGGTATTCGTTGAGCAGCTTTGCTTCGGGCTTGTCAATCCCTTCAAGGACTTTCTCGTTAACCACGACATTGCCCTTATCTGTGCTTTCATTAAACTCCACACCAATTGTAGCAAGGCGTTCAGCAATCTGTTTACGAGAAGCAAGATTGAAAACCTCCACCTTATCTTTGAGACGCTTACCTGTTTTCTCACTATAACGCTCCGTAACAATCGGAGGGAAAACCTCTTGAAGTTCTCCTTCAATATCAGCCACTCTGCCTGATAGTTCAGCCAATAGCGCCTGAGCCTTCTCTGTATCAAACGTAAAGCCATTGTCCACCTGCTTCTGTACGATTGCTGCCACCCTGTGTTCCAACTCCACAGATTGGTCACTGAATGCTAAATCTTTCAAGTCATCATTTAGGTGCTTGTGCAACTTGACCAGCACTTCCACGTCACGCTTGCAGTAGCGTTGCATTGCTTCTGTGTGTGGGTCGTTGAAGTGGGCTAGGTTGTCCTTGGGAACATCCCTGCAACCTTGTAGCCGCCAGTAGAGACGCGAATAATCAATCTTCTTCTTGCCCAGCCTTTTTCCCCATGCGTCTAGACTGTGCCCGCCTTCTATTGATGGATTGAGCAGCCTTGAGAGAATCAACGTATCTATCGCTTTCATCAATCCAATCTTCGTCTTCCACAAGCGATTTAGGATTGGCGCGTCGAAACCAATCAAGTTGTGCGCCACTATCTTGTCGGCGCGGTCGAGTAGCGGGCTTAGAGTGCTTGGCTCCGTATGACATTTATACTCCTCACTTTCTGTGTCATAGGTGTAAACACACCACACTTTTGTAGGTGGAACATTTGTCTCACAATCCAAGTAGACAATCATTATAAGGCTTTCACTATTCTTTGTTGTTTACCTGACTTACCAGCTTTTGTCTTTCCAGTATCTTCTATAAAGTTTTTATCTAAAAGTGCTCTAAACCTAGCTGTTACAGAAGAGTAAGGATGATTGCTAAGAGCTGCCAACACCTCATCTTGTATACAACCATCAGGATATTTTTTAATCACATCTAACACAGTTTTTTCCATGTTATTTGTATTAATTGATTTAGCAGCAGCAACAGACGTTTTACTTGAATTTTTTCTGACAAGTTTTTGCCAATCTGTTCCAAATAAATCATTTTGTTCCATTTCCGTACTTCCTGTAAAATTCAACAATGGCTTTCCAGTCTCTCGTGTATCGTTCATTGTCTGTCAAACCCCACTCCCAAGTATTGACCCTTTGTCCACAGCGTAGGGCACACCACTAACACGCACCTCTGTGTCCAACTCTTTGACCAGTCGGTTTAGATAAAACTGTGCCTTCTTAATATCTTCTACCCCGTTCTTATGCTTGTAACGCCACAAGTATTTCAGAATGTTGCCTGTTAGGTAGGCAGGGAAGCCGTCACCCAGTGCAGCCTTGATTGCCTCAATGGTTTCAATGCCGCCTTGGTTGTAGTGCGGTGGGTGGTTCACCATGTCCTCATGTGTTGTGCCGTTAAACATATCCTGATACTCCTCAATCTCCATTGCCAATGATTTCATAGATGCCATTAGAAGTCCTCATTGATTGGTGCTTCACTCAGTATACCAGTGTTGCGGTCGTACAGCAACCCAAAGCGTTCAGCCGTTGCCCTACCAGTGAATCTGTCCTTCAACACCCTGAACGTGGTTGTCTGCCGCATAACAGGGTCTTTGTGCTGCTTATCCCTCTCCAGCCCAAACATATAGTGGCTCCACCTAGCAATGGCGCGACTTCCAGTAAAGTGTTTCTCCATGACACGTCCACCTTCCTCATGTGGCTTGCCATCAGGTGTGGTCAGGTGCGACACAAAGTGGATGATGAGGTTGTCACTCTGTGCAAGCCCTGCCATGTCAGCCATGATGGCATCAAGCGCGCGCCTCTCGTCCTGCTCGTTAGCCGATAGGGCAGTGAGGTGGTCGAGGTAGATGTGTTCTATGTCATACGCCTTAGAAAAGTATTTGACAATGCGTTTGATGCTGCTCCAGTCCTTTGCACCGAAGTGTTCCATCATGTACAACTGCCCTCGCTTCTCCAACCTGTTCACGCTCTCCTCATACTCCTCTCGCGTCCACACGGCATCAGGCACATGGTAGAGGCGCTTGTCAAGTTTCCCTGCGACACGTTGTGCTGTTTCAACAACATTCTGCTCAAGGTAGATGACCCCCACCTTCTTACCCAACTGGTCGATGTCGTAGGCAATTTGCTGGGTGAACACGTCCGTCTTGCCAATGCCAACCCCTGCGCCAAATGCGTACAGTTCCCCTTTGCGTCTGCCATAGGTTAGGGTGGTGAGGGTAGGGAAACACCACGGCACACCGGGTTCAGGTGGTGCTAACAAGCGTTCCCTGATGTCGGTGACAGTTACGATGCCTTCGGGTCGGTAATCTTCTGCTTGCCACCATAGCTTGCTAAAACTCCTCTCCTGCTTGGCTGCTAGGTAGTCGCAAGCGTCCTTGTAGTCGGGGTCGTGCTTAAACACCTTCACCTTACCTGTGAACAGTTCAGCCACTTCCTGCGCGGCTTGCACTCCCTGCTTATCAGCATCAAAACACACCACAATGGTTTCAAAGCTGTCCAGCCACTCGTAATGCTCCTGACAATCCTTTCGGGCACTCCCTGCGCCATTCCTGATGCTAACCACTGGGTAGTTACCGAGCATTTGATAGGCTGCTAGAACGTCAAACTCACCCTCCACCAGCGTGACATACTTGCCACCCTTGGGGAACAGGTGCTGCCCGAACAACTGCGCCCCCTTCCAGTTACCTTCGATGCGAAAGTCTTTGTCAGGGGTGCGTGTTTTCCTTGCTACCAATTCCCCTTTGTCGTCGTGGTAGGGAAAGTAGATGTTCTCCATGTCCTGCTTCACCCCAAAGTGCTTGGCAGTGGTGCTGGAGATACGTCGGTCAGGAAATGCCCCATAGAACGCATCAGAAAGGTCTGTGAGGGCTTTTTTAGCCTTGGTTGATGATAAAGAGAGGGTTGGGCGGGTTTTGCTCCCACGCGGCGGGAAATAGCTTTGGTTGCATGAAAAACATAAACCGCTGCCATCCTCCCTTTCTGAAAAACCATCGCTGCTGGGGCACATTGGGCAGGGGAGGTGCTGCCTAACAAAGGGATTCATTCAAACAAACTCCAAATAATAAACAAACAAAAGCCTATTGCTAGGGCAATCATAGCTTCGTCTCCTCCCACAACACTTTCATGTCCTCTTTTTCTTCTTCTGTCAACTCTCTGCCCATTTTACGCCGTAGTTCTGATTTCAACAAGTCGAACATGGGGAACAGTCCAACACGTAAACACATATCTGAAAATTCATGGGCACTGAAGTGGATGTCCCATTCGATGTTTTTATCCATTGTTTTTCCTTTTGTTGGTAACACAATGTTACATAGTGTAAGTTACTTAAAAGATAACTACAACAATGTTACATAGTGTTACTTCTATGTATAGCAAAATCTATGCCAACTATGTCCGAGTCCTGTCTTAGGTCTGCTCTGTCGATTGTTTTTAACTCCGAATTGATGGTTGAGTAGCACGCACTGCACATATCAATGTATTCATTGTTTCTTACATTCCTGCGCGTAGCTTCATAATCATCTAATGCTTCGTTACAACAAACGCACCTCATCGAAGCATCCCCAATAACCTTATGATTTTGTCAACTAATGCTTTCAAAACAATGCCTCCTGAAATGTTGCTAAAATGTCGGCTTCTGTAGCCTTCTTACCTCTACCTGTACTCTTCTGTAGGCTTCTCTCAAACTTCTCAAGTGCCTTCATCTGCTCAGGGGTTAGCTGGACAAAGGGGTTGATTATGATGCCATCGTCGTTGATAACATCAGGTAGGGGATTAGTCAGTGCCGCCATAGTTACCCCCTAGTTCTGCATCAATTGGGTCGTAGTCGTCGCCATCTGGGTCTAACATATCATCTTCTGCTTGCATCTCTGCCCAATCCAGCACCGCATCTTCTAGCAAATCCTGCACCTTCACCCCTTTATGTTCGATATATTCCACAATGCTCTCCTTGTTGTAAACTGAATACGTTATATCCAATTGTACCCCAAAGTAGTCACGTTGGATAGTGGTTAGGTAAACGCCGAGATTGTTAGACATAAAGTTTCCCTTCAAATTTAACCCAAAGTATGGTGCTTCTATTCACTGCACGATAGCCACGTGCGCGATTGTCGTAGATTGTGATGTACTTGGTAGGGTCGAGGGTGCTTACACCACCTGCTAGGTGTTTTACAACGCCCAGTCGCCCATTTATGACCCGTTCAGTGCCATCTTTCTTAACGAAGCACACCGATACAAAACGCCCATTGCTGCGCTCTAAAATCTGCTCTTTGATAGTCACTCTGCTTTCTCCTTCAAACTAGGTACAAATCGAACATCACCATGCCACACTTCTACATTGCAGCCACTACGTAAAAATTCCTCTATGGTGCTCTCAGCGTCCTGCCAATTGTATATTACGTGGTAAAACGCCTGCCCATTCTTAGTCGCCAAAATTTTATATTCCATCATTCTTCGCCCCTTTCCAATAGTTCTACCTCATAGGCAGAATCCAGCACCCTTTCGTATTCGCTTTGCAGCGCGTGTATCCAATCGGTGAGCGCATCGGCTTGTGTTACCCAGTGCTCTGTTGCAAAGGTAGGTGAGAATTTCACAATGCCCACGCCGTCATCGTCGTCGAATATCAGTTTTGCGTGTTGTTTTTTCATAGTATCACCACATAAAAGCCGGTGCAGCCACAATCATAGCTGCGATTAAACAAGCCCAAAACAAGTCGCTCAGCCAATTGCCTTTTTCGGCTTGCTCCAGTGCCTTAAAGTCGCTCAAGTCAGCGTTTTGCCTGTATTTATTCATTGCTCCAAACCCTTTCGTGTTTTTGCTTTACTAGTTCCAACATACAATCAAAAGCCTTCATGTAAACGTGCTCTGCTGGTTCACCGTCTTCTAACCAATGCTTACGCTCTGATTGCAAAACGTAGGCGAGAACCTCCGATAATTTCACGTTATCCATGTCAAAACCCTTTCAGTGTGTCATTGATAGGCTTGCACAATGCAAACCACTAAGCCTACATTGTGGCGTAGACTTAGAGGGTGCACTATAGGGTAAACCCTTAGCTGTTGTTTTTATGTATCCGTATCACTTTCGCCATGCTTCGCCCATGCGCCACGTAAGCTATAAGGGGCTTGGTTTTGTCATAACACGCGCGACACCCGCCGCACTTACCCTCGCGCTCGTAAGCGCCGCATATAAACGCTTCACTAGGGGTATCGGCTGCGCTAGGCACAATGGTAGAGCCGTGCAAACCCGGCACGTAGTCGCCCAGTACCGAATCACTTGAAAAACGCACCGATACGTTGGGCAATGCTTGCATGGCTGCAATGATTGGTTGAAACTTGGAAAACTTTGCCATGCGCGTAGGCAGCCAATGCTTAACCCAAGGCGTGCGCTTCATTACTTGGTGTATCTTTTCTGCCAAGCCTAGCGCGTACATGTCGCCACTATCGAACCACCTAAAATATCGGACACTATCTAGCGCCGCCACCATGTCATCTACCCATTCGTCGCGTTGCCAGTCGCCCCTATTGTGCTCGCGTGGGGCTTTGACGTTACTGTACCGATAATTACCGCCTACGGCATAGCAGCCCGCGCAAGCCGCCACCAATGCCCCATTGTCGCCAATGCTACCCGGACACGTATCACGGGCTTGTAATGACCACGACAGGATGCCGTCAAGTTTACTAGTTTTGGATAATTTCACCATGTCAAACCCCTCTCGCATCCCTAAGCGCTTTCGCTTCTTCTTGACGGTATTCTAATTCACAGCGGACATTGGTCAACGCTTGAGCGATACGCTTGGTGTACCAATCGCTGCTGCTTTCTGTGCTGGTCTTTAATTCTGCCGCATAAAGGGCTGAAATTAAGTGTCCGGCTTCTTCTATGGTAAGCGGTAAGTTAATCAGTGGCTGCATTGTGTTTCCTTTCGTTTGTTGTTGATGTGGCACGCTCAAGCATACCCTGAAGCGCCCATTGTGTAGGCGCTTGGTGGCTATGCTTTTTTCCATTCTAGTTCGTCGCGCAGAAATGCTTCGCGCAGCCGTGACAATTCATGCCGCAAATCGCGTAACTCGTTAGCCGTATCCAGCGCCTTTTGCCTGCCGCTGCCGCGCGCATTGTCTAGCGCGTTATCCTCTGCTACCAGTAGCGCAGCCCAAACAACGCTGGCTCGGTGTGGTGTCAATTTCAAGTCAATCATTATGTAGTTCCTTTGTGGTTGATTGTGAAGCGTACAAAATCGCGCGCTTCTATATATATAGGTGAAAGAATCGTGCCAACCCTGACTTATCCACAAGTTATACATTAGGGTTTTCCCTATGTGTTACCATTGTTATTACATTGCATTACTACTTTGTTGTTACTTTATAGTGTTATCCACAATTTGTTATTGAGAATTATTCTCAGTTACTGGCTTGTTTGGCTTTATGGTTATATCAGTATAGGGGCATATAAGCACCCACTGTGGCACACATATTGCTAGTGTGGATAACTCTGTGGATAACTATGATGCACCACTTTAGTGCATGAACAACCTGTGGATAACTTGTTAGTGAGTACTCACTGGGTAGTAAACATAAGTGTTTGCTTATATGTAAATACAATTATGCACCAATATGGGGTGGGGGAGGGGATTGCACTGGTGTAAACTTTTATGTACCCGCTTAGATACAAAAAAGTAGCAAATCAGCACCCCTTAAAAGTATCTAAAATGCTGCTAAATGTCGCTAAATGTCGTTATCTGTTGCTAACTTCTAAGTGTTTGAATCTAAAGGAGAAACACAGATGAGAAAACTTCTCATTTGCATTACTAAAAAAGGAAACATAAATGGGGGACAGAGTAGGGTCGTGTTGTAGGCACAGAAGCTGGACAGAACAGCACACTAAGTGTGTTGTAAATGTAACATAAAGGTTGACAAATGATGAAAAATATGCTATAATCGGCTCTACTAAAG